CTGCAGGTACTTACACACTTTCATTGTGGTGTGGTGCAGCTGTTGGAACAGTTACACAAATCAATGCTACGGCATCTTCTCCGATGACTCTTTATGCAACTGACGTCGGATCATGAAGTTTTATGATAAAGCTCACTGGTAAAGGTGAATGGGAAAAGACCAGACACTGGATGGAAAAACTGCTTCATGGTAAATTATGGTCCGCATTAGATCATTATGGTGAATTGGGTGTTAATGCATTAGCAAATGCTACCCCTGTTGATACAGGTCTTACTCAGGCTTCGTGGGGTTATCGTGTTATTCGGGATCGTCGTCATATTGGACTTGAATGGTTTAACACGAATGACCCGATAAGTGGAGTTTCGGTTGCAATACTTGTTCAGTATGGGCATGGAACCGGTACTGGTGGATGGGTACAAGGTCGAGACTTCATAAATCCAGCTATGAGACCTATATTTGATATGATTGCCAATGGTGTCTGGGAGGAGGTGAAGAATGGCTAGTGTTGATAATAGAATAGTGTCAATGGAGTTTGATAACTCGGCTTTCGAGCGTAAACTTAGTGAGACTATTGTAAGCATAGAGAAGTTGAATGACACTGTCAAGCACGTTGGAGAGAATCAAAGTTTTGATCAACTATCCGCCGCTGCTAGCAGGTTTGATACTTCAAGAATGGCCGCCGCCATTGAAAACATTAGCGGTAAATTCACTGCTCTAGGTGCTATCGGTTTCGCGGTAATCCAGAAGCTTACTCAAGACGTTATTGGATTTGCAACTAGTAAAGTTCAAGAAGATATTCTCGGCCCAATTATTACTGGTGGTCGACAAAGAGCTCTGAACATCGAGCAAGCCAAGTTTCAGTTCAGGGGTCTTGGTGTAGACGTACAAAAGGGAATGGATAGTGCTCTTGCCGCCGTCAAGGGTACAGCTTTCGGATTGGACGAAGCAGCTAAAGCTGCATCTCAGCTGAGTGCGTCAGGTATTGAAACTGGCGATCAGATGACCAGTATTCTAAGAGGTATCGCTGGAACTGCAGCAATGACTGGTAGTTCGTTCACAGAGATGTCAGACATTTTTACGGCATCTGCTGGTTCGGGTAAGGTCAACACCCAGGATTTGCTACAATTCTCTACTCGAGGCCTAAATGCGGCAGCAGCTGTAGCCAAACAGCTCGGTGTGACTGAAGCGCAAGTCCGAGACATGGCGTCGAGCGGCAAACTGGATTTCAAGACCTTCGCCGATGCAATGGACAAGGCATTCGGTGCTCATGCCACAGCCGCCAACGAGACCTATGCAGGCTCACTCGCCAACCTGCATGCCGCTTTCTCAAGGCTTGGTGCAAGCTTCTTCAGTACCAAGCTCGAGCAACAGAGAGACATCTTCAATGCGTTGACTCCTGTGGTAGACAACGTCAATACAGCGTTGCAACCGGTTATCAAGGCATTCTTGGACCTGTCTGCGATTGGAACGTTCAAGGCTGTTACGTTCCTACAAAATTTGGACTTGAAGGGTTTCACTGCAGGCGTTGGCTTGTTCGCTGAAGGGCTTAGGAACATCTTCGGTTTCCTTGGACAGATTGGTTCTCTGGCAAAATCAGCGTTCAGAGACATCTTTCCTCCGGCGACTGTGTCAATCTGGATCAAGATTGGGTTCATCTTCAGAGAGTTCACTGAACACCTCAAAATGGGAGGAGAAACAGCCGATAAGGTCAAGAACGTCTTCCGTGGACTGTTCTCGATCTTTGACATCGGCTTCACTGTTTTAAAAGAAGTTGCCAGAATCTTCATTGATCTTGTAGGGGCCATCTTCCCAGCGTCAACCGGTCTTCTGGACATTTCGTCGACAGCAGGCACCTTCCTTACAAAGATGGACACACTTCTGGTAAAGGGTGGAAAGATCCATGAGTTCTTCGAAAAGCTTCGAGATGTTGTAAAAGTTCCGATTGACTACATCAATACGCTCAAAGATACCATTGCAGGTTTCTTTGGTCAAATGGATGTTGGTACTGGAGTTACCGACACGGCATCTGCAGCTTTTGGTCGAGTTGACTCAAGATTCCAGAATTTGAAGGATGCTGCGGAAAAAGTAAGTGATGCATGGCAGAGGCTTCAAGATAGATTGCAAGGTGTCAAAGGTGTATTCGATAAGGCTTCTGATGCAATCAAGAACTGGTTTTCAGAGTTAGGCCAGAAACTTGCTGCTGCATTTCAACCTGGAGATTTCAACAATGCGCTTGACTTGCTGAATGTCGGTTTGCTTGGTGGAATTGCAGCACTTCTTCATAAATTCCTGACTGATGGTTTAAAGGTCGATTTGACCGGTGGAGTGGCTGATAAGCTCAAAGGTGTATTCGATCAATTAAACAACTCTCTCAAAGCTATGCAAGCAGATCTTAAAGCTGAGGCTTTGTTGAAGATCGCTGCTGCTTTGGGAATTCTGACTGCTTCTATCGTCGTATTGTCTTTGATTGATTCCGCTGCATTGACCAAAGCTTTAACTGCCATTGCTGTTGGGTTTGCACAACTTGTTCTTACTATGGCAGCAATGGATAAGATCGTTGGATCTGCTGGATCTGCTGGAAAACTCGCTGTTCTAGGTGCAGCATTGATCGAGATCGCTATTGCGATGACTATTTTGTCAGTAGCTGTTACAATTTTGTCACGTTTGAGTTGGGGAGATCTTGCAAAAGGCCTGGTAGGAGTAGCTGTAGGTCTTGCCATATTGGTCGGAATTAGTTCAGCCTTCGGTGAAGGCGCTCTGAGCATGATTGGTATTGGCGTTGGAGTTACAATTTTAGCCACGGGATTGTTGATTCTCGCAGCAGCAGTCAAAGCTTTCTCCACGATGGGGTGGGCAGAAATCGGCAAGGGTTTGGTCGCTATTGCTGGTGGATTGTTAATTATTGCGACGGCACTAAATTTTATGCCAGCATCAGGCGCTATTTCTGGTCTAGGTTTGATCGAACTTGCTATTGGTTTGACCATTCTTGCAGGAGCAGTTAAGCTATTTTCATTGCTTGGTTGGGCTGAGTTGTTCAAGGGTTTGATCGGTATTGCAGCAGCGCTTCTTATTCTTACTGCCGCTCTTGACAGTATTCCAGTTACAGCACCAATTCAAGCCGCAGGCCTTGTTATTATGGGTACCGCTTTGAATATCATAGCCGGTGCAGTGGCATTGATGGGTTCAATGGATTTGGGAACATTGGCCAAGGGAATTGGTAGTATTCTAGCGCTTCTTCTTATTCTATCTGCTGCTATGGAAGCTATGCAAGGAGCAGCTGCTGGAGCTTTGGCGTTGATCATAGTGGCTGGCGCAATGACAGTTTTGACAAGTGTCTTGATCACGATGAGCGGGCTTAGTTGGAGTGATCTTCTTCATGGCTTAGTTGGTATGGCTGCGGTTCTTGCTTTGCTTGGTGTTGCAGCACTTGTCATGGAGCCAGTTATTCCAGCATTACTTGGTTTGGGCGCTGCTTTGATTGTTGTAGGTGCAGGATTTGCTTTGTTTGGTGTTGGTGCATATTTGGTTGCTAATGCTCTTCAAGCAATGGCTGAATCCGGTGTTGCAGGGGCAAAGGCTTTTGTTGATTCACTTGAAATCGTGATAAAAGCTTTGCCCAGGCTTATTGCTGCTGTTGGAGAAGCGATTCTTGGTTCTACAGAAGAACTTCTTAAGGGTTTGCCGTTGTTGATTAGACTGCTAGAAGCAGTACTTGTGCAACTATTGGAATCGCTTATCAAACTTATTCCATTGGCCGCTAAAGCAATTGGCGAACTTATTATCGGAATTCTTCAGGTTATCAAAGATTCAGCTCCAGAGTATGTCGCAGCCGGTTTCTCCATTCTTATGTCATTGCTTCAAGGAATTAGAGATAACATTGGTGAAATTGTGACTACAGTCGTTGAGATTGTCACTAGTTTCATCGATGCTCTTACAGCAAAGCTTCCCGATATTGCCACTTCAGTATACAACTTCATTCTTCAATTAGCTACAACCGTCGCAGAAAAGGTCGGGGAATTTCAAACTGCTTTCATCCCAATCGGTATTGCATTCATTCAAGGCATGCTCAATGGTATCAGTCAATACATGCCTTTCCTTCAAACGGTGTTTGTAGAGATTCCTGGAAAGGTCATTGGTTGGATTGGAGATGTTATTGGTACTCTGTGGTCAAAAGGTTTTGATCTGATTACCGGCTTACTCAATGGTATCTTTGGTAAAGTGGGAGATGTCATTAGTTGGTTCGTGGGATTAGCTGGTGCAGTGTTTGGATGGGTCGGTGATACTATTGGCACTCTGTGGTCCAAAGGCTTTGATTTGATCACTGGTTTGCTAAATGGTATATTTGGTAAGGTAGGAGCTCTTATTGGTTGGTTCGGTAGTCTGGCTGGAAGTGTTCTTGGATGGATAGGGAATACGCTCACATGGCTCGTTTCCAAAGGTTCTGAAATCATATCTGGTCTAATCAACGGGCTTATTAATGGTGTGGTTGGACTTGCAACCTGGTTTGAAACTCTTCCAGGAAAGATTGCCGGTATGATTCCTAATCCATTGGATATTTTGAAGGACATTGGTGGCAAGATCATAGATGGTCTTATCGATGGACTCCGTGGGGCAATGGGTAAACTTGGAGATTTTGTAGGTGGAATCGGTGGATTCATTTCTGACCATAAAGGACCTCCTAAGGTTGACAGAGTTCTACTTATTCCTGCAGGTATGATGATTATGCAAAGTCTTATGAAAGGGTTGATGGACGGATGGCAACCCATTGAGTCTTGGTTGGATACGTTGAATCCTGCAGACCATATTGATGCGCAAGGAATGGCAGATAAGCTCAGGGACACTGTTAGTAAGATTCCAGATGCACTTGCTGGTATGGATGAGTTCAATCCGGTCATCACTCCAATGCTCGATCTTACCGAAGTACAGGCTGCTTCGAGCAAGATTGACAAATACATGCAGTTGTCTCCACTTGTTCCACAGTTGTCCTTGGATCAAGCTCGTCTTATTTCAGCTGCAACAGTACCAGATGTAGCAACTGCAGCACTTGCATCTGGGCCGACAACAGTTACTTTCGAGCAGAACATCTATGCTCCAACTGCATTGACCACTAATGATATTTATCGTAACACTAAGAGCCAGATTTCGTTGGCTAGAGAGGGACTGGGTATGAAATGAAGGTGACAAGCGTAGAAATTCACCCAGAAAATTCTGATGATTATGCAGTTCTAAGTTTCCGTGATTCGAGACGAGAGAATCCTTACAACATCAAGGAGATCACTGGTCTTGATGCTGATGCAATTATTCCTCGATATTACGTTGCTTCTGGGGCATCTAATTTCTACAATTTGTCACTTGAAAAGAGAGATGTCGTTCTTAAAATCCAATTGAACCCGCGATACGGTCTTTATGAGTCGGTTTCTGATTTGAGAGACGCTTTGTACAAGATGATCGCATCTTCCAGAACTGGTAAGGTTCAGTTGCAGTTCAAGAACGGTACAGATGTATCAGCTGCTATATCTGGGTTCGTTTCCAAATTTGAAGCAGCTCTCTTCGAGAAGGATCAAGAGATTCAACTCACACTTAGTTGCACTGATCCAATGTTGAGAGCTATAACACCGGTAATGATGAGTTTGAAAACTCCAAACCCAGCCATCGTTGATATTTTCGACAATCAATCAACTGCTCCTCATGGATTCAAGTTTGAGATTGATATCACAGCTAATATTACAGACAGTCTTCTACTCCAAGCTCCGAATGATTCTTCTTGGTTTTTCAGAATCGTCTTGGGTTGGAGTTGGTTGGCTGGAGACAAGTTGTTTTTCTCAAGTGAATACAATGACAGATATCTCTATGTTGTAAGAAGTACAACCACGTATCAAATAGCTGACTGGATTGGCGCAGGCTCGGTTTGGCCAGTCATATTCCCTGGTAATAACTCTTTCACGATTACTCATCCTGACAGTCTAGATTGGAAAGAGATTTCGTATCATTATACTTACTGGGGGGTATAATGGATATTATCAGGCTTAACAATGTAACGAATCAGATGCGGATGGACAGTGGTGAGATAATTAATGACATCAAATCCAAGATGTGGATTGAACGATATCGTGAAGCAGGCGAATTCACTATCGTGGCTCCAGTGAATTCGGATGTTAGAAAGAAACTTCCAATTGGATGTTTTATTTCTCATACAAATACTCCTGAGATTATGATTGTCGAAAACCACGAGATCAAGGATAGTCGTAGTTCTGAATCTGATGTTGTTATAACTGGACGAAGCTTCGAGACACTTTTGGAGAATCGAGTTGTAGGTTCGAATGTTGCATCGCCTCACTCTGGGACTCTTGTCGATATTCCTCTTGCTGCCAATTATACTTGGAATCAAGTAGTGTCTTTGATTCATGGGCATATGGAAACAGGGTTGTTGAACTCTGCAAATGTAATTCCGTATGTAATAACGGCGTCTTTGGTTCCTGGGACGGCTACAGGTGTGTCCATTGCCAGAGCGATAAAACGTGGAAGTTTATATTCCGCTGTTATGGATTTGTTGGTGATTGATAACCTCGGTATTAAATCAGTTCGACCTGTCATCGGTGTTACTCCGAATAGTTACATCTATATTCACAAAGGCGTCGATAAGTCAGCAACACTCATGATTTCGCATGACTCTGGAGAGATTGAAAGTGCTGATTATCTATGGAGTAACAAGAAATTCAAGAATGCTGTGTTGGTCACCGGCAAATGGGTAGAAGTTCTTGTTTATT